CCAGCAAACTCCATATTCCTGTGATCCCATGATTTAGAATACTGTCCTATGAACATCTCGGGGTCAACATATCTCACACGTACCTTCTTGGTGTATTGGTCAACATAGTCTTTCGTTGCGAGGCAATTTATAACACAAGCGTCCCTAATAAGTTTCTTCTTAATCTCTTTCCAATCCGATATGTAGAATGAATAATCAAGTCCCTGCTCTATCTCTATCTCCTTTGCCAGTTTAAACCCTCCTGCTCCCTCATAAAGATTTAATTCTTCCATTGAGTCAGGAACGTAGTCAGCCGACTTCCCCAATCCAAGCCCTTCCTCTATCTGCTCCAATGTATCACGAAACTTCATTTTGAATGCCATGGCTAATTTAGCCTCTTCTTTCTCTTCTGATGCGGTGGGGTCAACGGCTGTGGCAACAACCTGGTGATCTGTCTGCTCCATCATGCCCTCTACTACCCTTAAAAACTTAGGCATAACTGACATTACATCCCAATTGATGTTCATATATCCAGTTACCTCTGTCTTGGCAGAGCTATCATCCATTAATATTTTCTGGTATTGCAGTACGTTCTGAGTCCCATTGGCTAAATCTCTGAGAGACTGAAATTGGCTTACTGTGCTATATGGGATTGCTGTATGACCTTGCCTCCATTTCGAATACATGGCCTGACACCACTTCATTCCCCAATCTTCCTTTTTTTCTAACGGGTTAATGTCATCCTTTGGGAAGGGGTACGCTCCTTTATTGTATTTTTCTAAAGAGATAGGCATATCCTGATTCTAAATTTTAGGTAAAGTTAAATTTTTCTCTTTGAAGAATAGGTATGTTGCACCAGAAAACTATCCAAACTGTATTCAGCTTCTTCAAATTCCTCTGCCTCATCATATACGCTATGAGTCCCAAGTAGTGCATACCCTCCGGCTGTAAAGAGGTCATAATTAGTCATGTCCTCCGGACCGTCAATATCCCTACATTCCTCCAATATCTCAATATGAGTTTCTTCATCTGCCTCATTCTCTATCCATGTCATCCATTCTGTGAAGATATCCTGCTTTAACTTCTCTGAACTAGAGCCTCCAGGAGTCTTACTGAACTCGAATGTTTTAGGGTCAATCTTATATCGGAGATAGCCCGCATATCCTCTATCTGTGAAGTAATCCCAGAGGTACGGAACATTGATCTCCGGAAACATCTTAACTCCATAATAGATGCACATCATAAGCATATCCTCTCCATACACGGCCTTATCAAACATCCTCACAGCATAGGTGCATACAAATTTCCTTTTCATGGAAAAATCACCATCCTTTAACTGCCCTTTTCGAATTACGGCTCCACCTCCTTTTGATTTCCTATTTCCTGCTGTCTTATTGAACTTAAATGGGTCGCCTCCTGCTACTCCCCAATGGGCATTCCCGGGCATCCAACACTCAGCGTCATCACTCCAATATTTTCTGTTTGCCTCAACCTCATTAAATTGGTGACTGACTCTGAATTTCCCATTCTTGTTCAATACAAACTCAACCTTAGTGTCTTTCTCATTATCCTTCCATGCAAAATTCCCTCTGGCAACAGGCTGTTTTGTTAATTCCATATCATCAATATATCCTTCCAGCTTCAGCATATTAAACCCTGATGACTTCTGAGATGTTCTAAAGCACTCTGCAAGGCGCATAGGATATAGTCTTATTTCACCAGAGAGAGAATCTTGATTACTCAAATATCCCTTTCTCCTATTAAGTAAGAACTCTCTTGCTCCAATCTTATATCCTGTATAATTTGCCTGTGCTTTGGTAGGATTGCCTACTATGCTAATTCCATATTGGTCAATGAATCCTTTAAGTCCCTCATAGGCAGGAATAAATAATACTGCAAGCCCGGATGGTGTCTGCCCGTTTGGTGTGCGCTCATAATAATCACTAAGTTTACATAGAGCCTTAAAGTCCTTACCCCCACCTTTCTCCATCTCCCCTACTGTAGATGTTTTTACTGTAAATCCGATTATATCAGCTCCATCTACCAAGCATTCTTTTACTACCTCATGTCGGGTTAAACAACTGACTCCTTTTTTTAACCGGCCAATCTCATCATCGTGGTGAAAATATAATTTTGTTCCCTCATAAGCTGTCTCATCTGCGTTCCCAAAATCAACTCCTGACTCTAATCCTAATTCTGCCATCATTAGAGCACCCTTAGAGCTTAATCTCTTAGCAGGAGGGGTAAATGATAGTTCTGTCTTTGGAGAGGTAGAACCCTCATAATTCGGTTTAAAGAAGAATGGTAATTTTTTCCATGGAGCAACCAAGTGCCGGAGGAAGCATATCTTGGACTTATCATCATTCATGGATTGAATACCACCTCTGGCATTTATGGTCCGGCTTATGATCTCATAATTGATACACTCTCCCTTGTATGTAGCACCCTCTCTACGATGTTTAGGATAGATAAATCCATAAAACAATCTCTTCTTAAAATCATACCAATCACAATTGCCCTTATCGTCCCTTTTTGCAAAACCCTCTTCATCTACCCTTGGAGAAATAGTCTCTGTTTGTATTTTACGAGCGAATAAGAAGAATTTTCTGTCTCGTTCTTTATAGTCCGGCAATCCAATATCAATATGCCACCATGCACAATAGAAATAATGCCATCCATCAATATATGTCGGTACTCCATTGTTGTAAAACCAATAGCCATAAAGCCTTCGTTTCCATTGTAGCTTTATGAACTCAATCTCTTCTGCATATATGTCTTGGTGTACTTCTAACTCCTCCCATATCTCATCAAGGGTCTCAAATTTACGCTGTAATTCTTTTAATCTTCTGAGAAGCTTGGGAGGCTTAAACATCTGCTTCTCTGCCGGTATTCCCCAATTATCTATGAGATGAGGCTCTGGGGGGAGAGGAAGTTTTATCTCAATAGGAATAAGGTCCTTGTCGTCAATATTAACCCAAATGCTTTTAGGGGCATCCTGATATCCGGCAAGTATCTGTGGACTCACCTCTTTGTGATAACGCTTAATTAACGAGAGGCTGTTCCCCATCTTGTTGTTTTTTAGCAATGTCTTCCGGACGTAAATTTAGTCTCTCATCTTCCATATACCTAAGCATTGCGTCTTTTAAGTAGGGATTATTGTCATGATTCAACATATCCAATAGGTTCTCTTCAAGGTCTGCTTGGATAGATTTCATCTCCTTCAGGTTCTTTGTCTCTCCTTCAGCTATCTCCAACATGAGGTTGTAATAGCTTGTCTCCAAGGTGATCTGATATGCATATTTGTAATTCCTATGCATGCGCACGAACTCTATAATCTTGGCATTTACTATTTTATTATTCCCTCTCAAAAAATCCTCAACCGGAGGAGAGAAGTCCCCCCCTGCAATAACCTCAAAGCCGGAATCATGGCATGCCTCTAATTTCCTTTTCAATATGTCCGTGGTGTATTTCTTACGGTACGGAGACATGCGATCATAAACACAAAAGATATACTGCAGAAGTTTTGTATTGTCAATACCTACTCCCGGATCCTTGCGAAAATCTTTATGCCTTGCTAGTTCTTTGTAATGCTTTAAAATACTCGCTCCCTCCGGTACCTTGGTAGGATCGAAAAGCATCTGTGTGAACTCTTTTTGGTGAAATGACGAGATCATGTTTTTGCTAGTATATGTCTTCTCTGAACTCTGAAATATGGTTTGCCTCCGTCAATCTTCGCATGTAAGCTGTACTGGATAAGCACATCGGTAACTCTCCTCATAACAACAATATCTCCCTCTGCGATGTTCACCCCCTTGTCGGAAGCTCCCTCATCAACATACTCCTCATTCGGAATACCTACATATCTGACCTTGCCATAAACAACATCAATATTACTCGGTTTTGTGAATACCACAGGCTCTAATCCAAGCTTCTTCATCCTATCCTCATTCCTTATAAGTTCTGGATTATCGTGTGGCTCAATCAGGCAGTATCCATTACAGGGAATGATCTTTTCTCCTCTGATGAGGCAATAGATATTCTGATAGGTTATGAACACATATCGCTCTCCGTTCTCAATGAAATACTTATGATTTTCTTTTTTGAAGGCATTGACCACTGCTAAGTAATAAACGATAACCTTATCGCCTATTTGCGTTTCCATTGGTGTCAACCATGGCAAACCATCATTAGCCACCCCTGTGTACCTCAAATGGCTCGGGAGTCCTACTACTTCTCCCGATACTGTTACGTGTTTTTCGCCATCATAGCTGGTATCAATATACAATTCGCCTCCATTATTGAGTTTTATACTGTCGTTCTCCGCATCTAAGCGGATGAGCACGTGATTGCCGAATGTTTTCTTGTTCATATTCTGCCTGTTTGTTCTGCTTTTAATTTATCTGCCTTTGCCTGGTAGTCCTTGTTTTTAACGCATGTTAATTTGCCATCAATCTCCACAAACTTAATTTCCCCCCTCTTCTCCATTACCTCAAACTTGTGTTTCATTGCTCTCTTATCTTTTCGAGATAATGAGTTCCACATCGGTACTTCGTGTTGATGTAGATTGATATTCTGCCCGTGGTAATTTATGATTGTCCAATTCTTCACCACATCAGTAGCCTTTGGATCATCTCTTTCTTTTGCCGGATGACTCCAGAACCAGTACTTAATCCATTTGAGGAATTGACTAATTCTCTTTCTCATGCTTTCTTTTTAATATCGCCCTTGGATTATTTGTTGAGCCTATTAGGCCCCTTGCAATAACCGGAGCAGGAGTTTGTATTACTTCTACCTCTATTGGCTTTGCTTTTGGTTTACGTGGAGCCCTTGGTTTTGCGGGTTTTGTTGCTTTATTTACAGGAGCCTTTACTGCGGGCTTCTTTTCCTTTGCTGTAGTTTCTCCTTTTGCTTTTGCCATGATCGTAAGATTTAAGTTAATAATCACAAAGTTATAAAATTATATCGAAACAGAGAGCCCCTACGTTTCCATAGAGGCTCCTCGCCTACTGACAGACGAACAAGAATAAAAGCAGTTGTAGTATCGGCATTACTACATGCCAAAGATATGATATTTTTATAGGATGTATAATATTCTTTCATTACCTATTTTTCTTTGGATTTTAAAGATTAAAAAATACTCTTCTCTAAATCCTTTACTCTTCTTTACTTTACTTTACTTTACTTTGTTCATTTATGTCGTCAGAAATAGAATTACCGTTAACAACATTACCATATCTGTCGTATTGCTGACGTATTTCTACCGCCAGTTTTTCGCATAAATAGGAAAAATCCTTACATTTAGTACTTCTTCGTCGATAAACGTCTGCAATTCCTTTAATGAAATTTAGAGACCATATAATCTTGTTTTCCCAGAGTTCATTATGTATGGCTCCAAGCTTTGCACAAGTGTCGTAAATAGCCTTTAATTCGTCTTCTGGGAGTTTCATGTAGGCAGTCAGGTATTCCCAATCCTCATCTTTTCTGCAATCAATGAAATGATTCTCGCTCTTGCCTAAAAGTTCAAGAGTTTTGAACCAGACATAATACCCTTTGAATGGATATTTGTTTTCCAATATAAACAAGGTCTTACCATGTTCGCACTGGTGTGGAAAATAGTCCACTACGTTTTTATCCTTTCTACCTGCCATAGTCGTACTTTTTAATTAAAAGAAAGCCCCTGTCTTTAAAAGAAAAACCTCTCAGGAAAGCACGACCAAACCATTCGAGGAATCTTTTGCCAACAGGGGCAGTATTTTTTATTGAAATATTTTTTAGTCTCATTTGTCGTGCTTTTAATTACTCTACAAATATATT